GTAAGTCCATCATAGGTAGGCAGCCTTGCCGAAAATCATATCTTTGGCAGTCTCAACTCCTCGTTGAATCTCAGCCTGAGTCATGTCGCCAACGTCCTTGGCGTCTATTCCTTCGTAATTAAAGAACGATAATTCAATTCCATACTTTTTTGCAGATACTCGAATGGCTTCTGACGCCTTCTTTCCTGCCTCGTCATTGTCAAAAGCAGCTAGGACTCGAGGTGCTCGGCGCATAATCTTGACTTGCTCATCGCTAGGCATGGCGCCAAATGTAGAGACGGAGTTGTATCCCAAACCTGTTAGACGAACAGAATCTAACGGTGACTCAACAACGATAAGTAATTCTTCTTGCAAATTCTGTACGTTAAAAACAGTGCGGGACTTCTTTACTCCTGCAGGTTGATTACGGAAGTACCGTCCCGTAGCACCTTTCTCTTGCCAACCCCACAACGAGAAATCTTCTGGACTACGAATAGGCAGTATCCAAGCGCTCATTTTGAAATCCCACAGCACTCCACACTTGCTTGCTGTTTCTGCAGTAATAAACCGCTTCTTTAACTCAATAGCGGGTGGCTCTCCATACACGGCAAGGCGAGCTTCGGACATGGCTATGGTCTGTTCTGGAACAACATATTGAGGTAACTCGTGCAGACGCTTCATGAGCGCATCAACGGGAACCTCTGCCTTGTCTGCAATGAACGCTTTAGCGTCGTTTAAGCTAAGTCCTAGAACATCTTTGACGAGAGTGTAGATATTTCCCTTGTACCCACACGAAAAACAAATGTGGGCACCAGTCTCTGAGTTAATCCACCATGATGGGTTGTGGTCATCTTTGCCCACACGCTGTTTGTGCATTGGGCATAACCCCAACACCTCAGCGCCACGTTGCGAGTACAGCTTGAGGTCTAGGTTAAGAAGAACCTTTTCAACATCCACTATCGGTTCAACCAATCCATACAGTGCTTGCACTTTGTCATGAAGTTCTCATCATGGAAGCAACCAGTTTCCCAATTCCATGTCAATGCAGTTTCGCTAGGAGGGCAGTTACGGCTTGCAACAATCTTTAGCTTTCGCACTTCTTCGTTTTCTTCAACAGGTTCTAAACCCAAGATAACATCCGAGTCTTGGAAGAATGAGGATGAGTAACCGATGGAGTCTGCTGTTACTTTGCCTGCTCGCATCTTCCACAACAACGTCTGAGTGGTAATGACGATAGGCAAACCTGTCTTTTGTGCAAGTCTTTTGAGGGCACGAGTAATGTTAGTAATCGCTTGTGGCGTGTTCATCTCGCCAGTAATTTCATCCAACATCAAATACACACCATCAACAAAGACAATGTCTGGCTTGGTCTGCTCTATCTTTGCAGACAATGCTGAGACGGTAATTCCGCTGACTGCATCGACAAGGTGGAATGGGTGCATAGTTTCCATGCCATTGAGCATGTCAATTAAGCGAGTCTCTTCTGTTGGGCTTAGCTTTCCACGGCGATAACGGCTGTGGGAAATGTGGGCACGCATAGCGTCATGGCGTTGCTGTTGTTCGTGGTTGTTCATCTCAAAGGACTGGAACATAGGAATCTTGCCTTGAGCGTGCACGTTGATAGCCATCTGCAACGCAATCTGCGACTTACCTGTCTTTGGCGGAGCAATAACCGTTACAAGTTGACCGCCTTGTAATCCTGCGGTGGCTTCATCAATCTTTTCAAATCCTGTAGGTATGCCAAGGAACTGTTGGTTCTGTATGGCTTGATACTCTTTGTAGCGCTCTTCAACGTTCTTGGTGAGGTCTACCTCGTTGGTGCCAATAACTCCTTGGGCGTTAACTCGAGAAACAGTGGCTTCCATCTGCAACAACGCAGCTTCATGGTCTTGTGCCTGCAGTTGCTCAATTGATGCTTCTAGTCCCTGACGAGTAAGTAAGCGACGACGAAAGGCAACCATCGTGTCGAGCAGGTATTCGATGCTGTCTTCAACATCAAGAATCTTGTAATTAGGGTAATGGTCAAGAACGGTGACGCCCGTAGGGACTTCGCTGTAATCGCTGTAATGCTTACGGACAAATGCCCACACCTTGCGGTTATCGTCATCAAGGAACCACGTGTCGTTTACACCACGCTGAATGGCGGGAATGATGTCCCTGTCACGAATTACCTTGCTAACTAAACGGTGTTCGTTATCTGCCGCCACTGCTCCCCCTTATATGTTGTCTAACTCTACTCCTGCTGAACCGTATCGTGCCACTTGCCCTGGAACGTCAATGACCGCCTTGAGGTTGGGTCGATAAGGAAGCATTCCTACTAACTCATCCACATCTTCGTATAGTTCCCAATAGTTAAATGGGTTGACTACTCGACGCTCTAACCGCTCAAAGGCTTTATCAAGAAGTTCTTCTGTCCAACCTTGGTCTGCAAATCCAGCAAGCTCTAACGATAAACCATACTCGTTAGACAATAGCCACAGCTTGTTTGCTGCCAGCATGTTTATCTCACCCAGAACATGCGTTACTTTGCGTGACAAAAGTTTTCTTTCTTCGACCTCTTTTAAAGACACTACGAGCGTAGTAGTGGCGATAACTTGCGGAGAGGAGACATTGGAAATGTCCCCGCCTTTCACAGTACCTCTACCTTAGCGTACTTTAGTACGTACTCTCTAAATTTCTTGGGGTCTTCAACGTCAATGTCTTCGTCTACCTCTTCACCCACGGTGATGGAGTAATGACCATGATTGAGCATCATCTTTTGACTGACGAACTTAGTATGTTTGCAAGATTGGCGCTTGTTCCATACTGGACAGTTGCATCGCAATGCTTTGGATTGCGTATCAACTTCTACCTCAAAAATGCCAGCAGCTTGCGACGAGATGAACACTTGGATAGTTCTCCAAGGGGATGCCATTTGCTTTCCTCTCATCATGCGCCTCGCAAGTCAGTACCAATGATAGGCACTCGATTAAACGCTTCGCCTGCGAAACTCGCCATGGCTTCCTTGTACTGAGCTTCCCAATCTTCTAACCGAACGTTTGTTGTCACGATGGTAGGCAATCCCTTATCGTACCGTAATCGAAGAATCTCATCGAAAGAAGTGTCATCATATTTTGAGCCGTATTCTTTACCCAAATCATCAATAACAAGTATGCGAACATTAAGCCAGTCAAACTTCGACCGCCCGTGAAGACCATCCAACTCATAAGTCATGTCTCTCTTCGTTTCGGGGTCAGCGTCGAAGGTTGACTTTTTTCTAGACAAAAATTCTGGATAGGTTAAGTAATACACCACTCGTGCACCTAGCCCGTAATCAGATTCCTTCATTTGCAAAAGCTTGGCAGCAAGAAGCTCATCTTCAGGCATGTGTCGCACAACTTCCATCGCAGCAACGACAGCAGTTGTGGTCTTGCCGATTCCTGGCGCTCCATCAAAGAGCAACCCGATACCAGTAACACCAATGTTTCCAATGCCTTTGATGATTTTGCCCTCTAGAACAGTGTCAATCCAGTTCTGCACATGAGGAGAAAACGAGCCAGTCTTTTCGGCAATATCGCTTGGCTCCATGCCTAAAAAGCGTCGAGGAATGTTCGAGGTACGTAGTAACCAGTGTTTCTTCAAAGGAGAGAGCGTGTTGATGTCATACATCAGTGGTCATCTTTCCAGCGCTTGTATTCAAACTGAAGCTTCTCCCAATCGATGTCGTTATTGCGGTCCCACATCTCGTCTTCGTCTTCCATAGGAATTTCCCAAACAGTTTGATAATCTTCAGCTCGTTTCAAACAGAAATGAGCAATGCGACCCATGAGGTTTCCGTAATGACGGAGAAACCAATTGGGGTGTTCACGCTTTATGGGATTATCCCAATCAAACTTCATGACTTGAAGAACAACGACCCGACGATGACAGTTGCCTTGTCGTTGGCATCTGTGGCAACAGTTTCAAACTTGATGGTCTTGCGTGTGGTGCGCTCTTGCACTTGCGACTTTAGCCAGCGCTTGCATGCATTGGCGTTTGTCCATGCAGTAGTGGCTGTATACACAACTTCCACAGTGTCTTCATTGCGAAGAGTAAACGTGGCTAACCATGCGCCACCCTTTTCGATGTTCTTACGTGCTTCTACTGAAACACTGCTGCTTACTTTCTTAGCCACTTGCTTCCTCCTTTAATCAGATGCATCGCTGATGCTGTTGCCAACACTACCAAAAGATAACCGAAGATTTCTCTCACGCTTGCGCCTCCTTTAGCTTCTTCTCATAACGTTCCAATTGAGCTCGTCCCGCTATGGTGTTCTGGAAGACCAAACCATCACTAGCAACGAGTGTGCCCATCTTAACCACAGGTTCGAGGACAGCGTTTATCTTCTTCAAACCGAGGTTCTCTCGTGCCTGATTAATCTTTGTTTTAAACGATGCAAGGTACAACTTGTACAACAACGGGGCTTCATCGCCCACGTTTTTGAAGTTGCGCTCATCCGCCATGAACAGGCGCAGCAACTCTAACTCAATCAGAGCGTTGGTGTCGTATTGCTTTCTGAACTTGGAGAGTGCTCCTGCAAGCTGTCTGACGTTGACGGTTCCTGGAAGGAGCGGGTACTTGCGACCAACTCGGAAACTAAACTCAGATGCGACATCAAGTGCTGTCCACTCGTGCTCAGGTCGTTTGCCCCGAGTCTTGGGGTCGGACTTTCTAATCTTGGGTTGCGGGGCGTCTCGTTCTTCCACGAGGCCAAAGCCCGCCAAATCGTCTCCATCATCTTCCCATTTTCTCATAGGGATGATTATCTCCTTTGTAAAACCTTCGGTTTTAGATTCTTTTAATTGATTACTATTATGGCTATTAGGTACTAATAGCTTATTAGCCATACTGCTACGTGACTTATAGCCACGTGAGGCGTGGACATTTTTGTCCACAATCTCAGGAACTTGTTGGACATTTTTGTCCATCATCTCGTAGATGTCCATTCCCCGATAGCCATTGGCTCGCTTGGTCGGGATGCGCTTGATGAACTGCGCCTCCTCCAAGCCTTTCAAGCCTCTCCTGACCGTCTTCTCGCTAACGTTGCCAGTCGATGTACCCAACTCGGCTAGAGAGCCCTTAAAACGGCCTTCAGAGCCCGATTTGTGGCACAAAACAGCCAGCAAACGAAACTGATAATCGGTGAGGTTGGCTAAAAAGGCACTCTGAGGAATTTCCACGGGTGGGAGCCTACTCCAAGTCGTCGGTGGGCGGGAGGTCTTTGCGGCGCTCGAACTCGTCGATATGGTTGTTAACGCTCTGGGTTAGGGCGTCTAAGACCGTGGTGACCACATAGGCGGACAGGTTATCCACAAAGGCAGCCATGCTGTCCTGTACAGCTTCAAAGAGCTCATCGGCTGTCTCATCCGAGTCATCAATCTCGATGATGTCCAAGCCATTGCTGATGTCCCATGACTCTAAACCAAAATCTTCCAGCGTGTGCAGGGTGATGTGGGCATCGGTGCTGTCGTCCCATACAAGAGCGAGCACGTCATAGGGGTGCACGTGTTGCATGACCTCACGGTTGGGATTAGAGCAGAACGTCATGTCCTCAACATTGAGTCCTGAGTTCATCACTGCTTGTGCATCATCTGAAAAGAAAAGATGAAACTTGGCGTTTCGTTCAAGGATTACTTTGAGGGCACTTTTAGCAAAGAGCGTGTAGTCCTCAAGAGGTAATAAGACTTTTGCTTTTGGGTACTTGGCAAGAAGTTGTGACAGACCATCGGATACGTCGACGTCTTGCTGATATGAGATGACGATTATCTGCTTCATTACAAGCTACGCAAACGTGGCATCTGGGCAACAGTTGGCTTATTGAGGTAGCGACTAATCATGATGGCAACCAACGTTGCTGCGGGCGATGCAACAATCAACTTAAGGTCACGCACGTGCATCAACCACAGCGCTCCAGCGCTCAATGGCAATGCAAGGTATTTGTTGAGAGTCGATACGCCAAAAAATCCAAACGTAACAAGCTCAATCAGTTCAATGACGTAAGTAACTGCTGGTGCTGATATAAGAACGGCGATGAGTAGGGATGTCATCCCAGCATCTTATACCGAAAGGTTGGTGTACTCCAAGCCAGCGTAAGACTTGATTCGCCAAAAAGTGCCCTTGGGAACCCAGTCATTGAGCGTGTTGCCCAATCTAAACATTTTGATTGGCTTGCTCAAGTAAATGACTGATGGAGAGTTGTTTGGAGTTCCCGTCCATACAGCGCCATAGGCTTCGGGCAGGTATCCGTCAAAGTACTCTGTTGCCTTGAAGGACTGTTCAAGTTGAACGGTGTCAATGTGGAATGTTCCCGCTGCCCCTGAGAAAGACACGTTGATTCCTGTAGCAGTGGAGTCGACAGGAACAATCATCGTTGCCGCATAACGACCCCATGTTGAGCTGGCAGGAATGGTAAATGTCTGAACGTCAGAACCTGCTGTTATGGTCATGGTAACCGTACCAGTGCCCTTCACTTCAGCAGAGGCGGTGTAGTACTGACCTTTGTTTATTGCTCCAGTGTTGGAGGTAAACGACCAGGCACCTGTGGCAACGAGCTTGGCACTATTAGAGCCTGCATACACTTGCGGGTCAATATCTGTATCTTGGGTAACAGTGACTGCGCCAGTCTTTGTCCAACCATCTGTAACGTTTTGTTCGAAAGATGGATTGTTGATTAAGTTTGTTTTGTTAGGATTGACAAAGATAGTAAGAGCACGAGCTTCGTCATACGCTGGTGTAGAGCCTTGCTGTAAGCAGACCATGTCAACGTAATAAGTCCCTGACGCAGACCATGCGAACTTTAACCCCGCATAAAATGCGCTGGTGTTATGGTTGACTGCATTTCCTACTTCAGTGTTAGCAGTAGAGCCAGAGAAAGAACTGGAAATACTAAAGGTACTTGTAGTAACCGCAGTAATAGTTGCTGATGAGGTATTTGCGGCTGACGTGGCAAAGCCTGTAACAGTAACGGTGTCTCCAACAACAAATTTGTGATTATCAAAGGTTGTATAAACAGTAGTTGTGCCATTACCTGTTGCCGATTGAACTGAGTCGGATACAAACAAAGGCGCCGTTGCCGTAACGGATATGCTCTTCCAAGTGTTGTTAGCTGAAGTAGAACTTCCAACAATAGGGGAACCGATGGCGTTACCTTTTCCATCATACAAAACAATTGATGGCGTTATAGTTCCAGCGCTAGTAGGAGACTTTATCTGTGCAGACAATACGTACTGTTGTCCAGGAGTAATAGGGACTCCCTTTAGAATGGGCGAATCCATTCCTAACGTCATAGAGCCAGCACCTGAAGCTACGATTTTGCACGTGTAATTTTCATCGATGGCATTTGCATTTGATGTAGGGGTCAGTTCTTCCGTAGAAGAAAGAGTGCCCGCTGTTGCTTGCCAGTTACCTATTGCTTGGTAGAACGTTGAATCTTGAACATTTAACAAAAGATTAGGGGAGACAGTTATCTGTGGGTAATAGCCCGTCAATGACTCAATGTAAGTCGTTAGTCCTGATGGTGTTCCCTTGTTGGTGTACATGTAAATTGCTTCACGAATAAGTTGCTTTTGATTTTTAACAGGGATTCCAGGCTCTGGGTCTAATCCAACATGTACTTGCTCTAACGGCAAAATTTCAGCAGGAGTAGATATGCGTGTGTGGTCAGGATTAAGCAAATCAAGACGAGTAACAAAATCTTCCATGGTAAACGTAAACCCGTCCATCATTAAATACAATGGAGAGGTTGTATCAATTTCTGCTAATGGACTTTGTTCTTTGCTGGTAAAGACACGTGGCAGCATGTTCATAAAAGTATTTTGCAAATTATGGTCAGCAGCAACAATTGCACCCGCAGAACCTGCGTTTACCCATACTAAATCTTGTGTAAACAAAAACATGGTGTAATAAATAGGCTTACCAGAAACAATAGCAATAGAGTTAACGTTGTCTTCACCGTCTCTAAAAACTGTTCTATTCATGGCAGTGTCTTCATAGATGATTACGCCGTCTTCTGAATGTTCTGGGTAGCTGTTTTGGTTACGAACTAATCGAACCTTGGAATATGTTCCTGTTGGTATTTGCCAATAGACATACACTTCAGAAAAGTTAATAGTTGTAATGGACATCGGGCTAACTGAGTAGCCAATTTTTGCCGTTTGACCATAGGTCGATGCACCGTATACTCCAACGCCGTAGTTAGCCATGGACTATACCTTACGCTCCAATAAGAAATAATGGGTTGATAGTCGCCTCGACTGTTGCCCATGATGCAGTAGAGCCATTGTTGGTTAAATACTTTCCAGCGTTTCCTGTGAACGAAGGAAGCGCATTAATCGTCTGCCATGAGTAGTCATAATCACTAGACGAGTTTTTGGTCAATACTTGCCCTGATGCACCGCCTGCTGGGTTGATTTCCCCAAGGATGGTCCCAATTCCGTACTCGATGTTGGCAATACGGTCCTTAAGGGTATTCCAGTTAACGGTGGTTTGGTCAAAGGAGCCAATCCAACCAGAGCCTGTAGTAATGGCAGAGCCCAACGTGCTTTCAATCGCTGTAACTTCTGACTGAAGAGCGTTAACATGGTTGGCGATAATGGTTTCGGTAAAGTTAATGTGCGTGCCAAAGTCAGACTTTACCTGACCTGGGTAATAGGCGGTGACGCCGTAGTATGTTGCCATCAAACTTCCCTTCTAAACCTAACGGTCTATTTTCTCGGTTTTGCCTCCCGTTTACCTGCTGAACTACCTTGGGTCTACGTCTGGAGTCGTCTCTAGTGTATGGACACGGCTTTCTAGATTTACTAACTTATTTGCCATTGCTAACAACGACGCTACTAAATCTACCTCTTGAGTTCCATCAGGCAATGTGTTCACAACAATGTATGAAGTGATACCCGTCAACGAAGTGGAGTTGCTCAATGGCTTTATTTTAATTGGCTTACTGGCACCCTGATGCGTGCCAAATACTCCATGCCATACAGGATATTCAGGGTCGCCTCCGCTGTACGACACCCACACACCTTGACCTATTGAGGGAACGTCCAGATGAACACTGGATGGCTCTACAGGCCATACCCAATCCGTAATCTCATTGCCTGTTGTTTGAGGAATAGACACACGAATGCGGCGATGACTTTGAGGGTCTTTATTGTCCTGGACAACTCCTCTGTAAATACCATGTAGACGTTTTACAGGGTCAGACATTACGAACCTACGTTGATGTTTGATTCTTGGAATCTAAAGATTTCGTTAGCAGCACCAGTAAGAGTATTTAATCCTGAGCCCCCATAACGAGACAACGCTGTAATGTGTGCGTTTTGTATTTGCGGAAGTTGGTTAAGGTAGTACTCAATATTTTGTGGAGTAATTGTTTGTTGAAATGTTAAGTTGGTATATCCAAATGTAGAAATAATTGTTGTTTTTAGTGCCAACTCAGTTTCTGCAGTTGTGTACTGAGGCTTTTTGGTATACGACACAGTAACAATTGCGTCTACATAGGTAGGTGGTTGAACAGTAATTGTTGTTCCAATAAGAGTTTTGTCTGACAAGAAAGTAGTTACTCCTGATGCCAATGAGTTGTACTCTGGTGTTGGGTTTCCGTTGCTATCAAGGCCAGGCTGTGGGTCTGGGTCGTTGACATTTCGAGTAGGAGCGATGTAAATGGTGACCGATGACCATGTTGAAGCCACAGCATTAGCGATTCCTACACCGCTCACTGTGGTGGCAAGGTTGTTAAAATCTTGTAAAGTAACCGCACGATTAGATGCACGTAACGTTAGAGGTGCCGAATAACGAATCTGGTCGTTAGATTCGGGGTCAGACCCGCCAACAGCCACAATGTTATTGGTAACAGAGATAATTCCTTGCAAAGCAGTTAGTTGTGATTCCGACAATCCTGGTACAGATACCAAAGTATCCAAAAGATTTGTAGACACGTTGCCAAGAACTCCCCCACCGACAATGTATGTGGCTCGAACTGAGGAGTAAATGACAGGGATTGCTCCAGCTACACCGTCACCAAAGTTAACGTAAACATTGTTATATTCATCGTAAGAAACAGTGTACACCAGGTCTAATGGACCATAGTCAATCAAGTGCTGTACTTGGGTCCACTTTGTATACACATCACCGTCTTGTACATACACGTTCACTGTTCCATCAACAACTGGGTTGTTGCCCAATACAAAACTTAAAGAAGGAGAACCATCAGAAGTACCAATTAATTCTCCATATGTTGGGTCTGCAGTTGCAGAGACTTGCTGCACTGTTTGTCCTTCTTCAGCACCGACTGTGTCCGAGCTACTTGCAGGAACAGTCGCATCAGCAACGGTAGTAAAGTAGACTGGCTGAACAACATCATTAGTTACTACTTGTCCAGAAACCACTGTTCCTGCTGGGATAGTTACATCTGAAGTCGATGAGTTGGTAAAGGTAAGCTCAACATATGACTGACGATACCCTGCTGGGATATAGCCGTATGTTTGAGCAATGTTAAGAAGGCTATTGCGCTGAGTAGCTGTGTAGATAGAGTTTTCATTTGCGTTACGGTCTACATAGTAAGCAATCAAGTCACCCAAGTAAGCAAAAGCTTCTATGAGAGCTACTCCAAAATCTGCCTCATCTGTTCCAGCCCAGTTAGGTAAGCGGTCTTTGACACGAGTAATAAGGTCGTCACGAAGAGAGTAGTAATCTCGGCTTGTGTAGTTTACTGAAATTGGAATAGACGATGGCTGTACGGTCACGATATCTCCTCATACGAAGGCTTGGTTCCTGAAATGTTGATAATTCCAAGATTGGTTGTTACTTTTAAGTTGTTAGGTAGGTCATATGTAATTTGTATTTTTATAGTGTCCGTGTATGAATCAAGTGTTACCACTACATTGTCTAAGTTTAGAGCTGGCAGTTGTTGGCGAAAAGCTGATTCAACTTCTTGTTGGACTTCAGCTGTGGCTGTGTCTGTAGACTCAAACATTGCATAAGGAATGATTGTTCCTATAGACGGGTTCATTACCCTTTCACGTACGGTTGTACCAATAATGGATAAAACTCTATCTGCCCAAATTTTGGATTGTGACTGTGTAGACGCAACTTTTCCGTAAGGGTCAATAGAAAAAGGCAACGCTATAGCGATTTCATTAGCCATTGTGACTTACCCATCTTCTTGGAACCTTGTTAAATCCCGTTAAGGATTGGCTAACCATTGCTGTAGCCGCTGCAAGTTTATAGGAGGAAGGTTTTGTTTGGGGTTTAGTTAGCTCTGAAATAACGTTTCTAATAGGTACTGCCGTTGCTCCAGAAGGACGAGTAGCTGAAGGTTGGTTCATGCCCGTTCCGTCTGTAGCGCAGGTAAACGAGGTTGTGTACCGTCCATCGTAGTGCACAGTATGAACGGCAGATTTAACTACCCAAAAACCATCTGAAGAATCTCCTGTGCCCTTAACTTGAATAGTAGACCAAGGAGAAATTCGTGGGTCACCTAAGGCATCCCCACTTGCGGGTATAGCTAACCGAGATAGCTGTGCCTTTGCATCAGCCATATCTTGTGCCATTTGTGAGCTTCCAACAACTGTAGAGGTTTCTATTGTTGAGAATAAAGGAGCAGTAATTGATTGCCGAACTTGTTTTCCTACTGTGTGGGGAGACGATTGTGCCTTATACAACTTACCTGTAATGGGGTCCACACCAGCTACGTTTTTAGTAGTTCTGTTATAGGTTTCTGCTTCTACAAAGTCACCCATTTTTGGTTCAAACTTATTAAGTGTTTGACCGTTGTAATTTGTGTAAGAATTAATAAAAGGGTCTGAAAAAGAAAGAATGGGAATAGTAGACACAAATTCATCAATCATCACGTCAATTGGATGAAAGTACAGCTCAGTTCCAATAACTTTAACACCATAGCCTATACGGGCAGCAAGCTCGTTTATCTTTTCCCAATAGGAATGGCCAGCCAAAGACTGTTGACTAAACCGTGTTTTATGAGGAGTTGTTTTTACCGTAAACCCAAACTTCTTGCCTATCTCAGACACAATTTCAGGAGCTGTACGATTAGTCCAAATTTTAGATGCTCTTTCTTTCATTACGTATGAAGAAGATACGCACGTGATTGTTGCGGGACGCTCTAAGGTTTGGGCAATTGGGTACTTGACGTCTGACACATACCCAAGAAATGTTCCCGTTGTTTTATCGTTACTAAATTTAATTTGAACAGGAACACCTGTTTTTAATGACTTAACCATAAATGGGCTTAAAGCTTGGTAGTACAACTCAACAATGTCATGATGTCCCATTTGTTGGTGGACAGTAATGTATCTAGGTAAACGAGTCATTCCTGGAAAATCAGGAAACGTGATGGAGTATTTACTTCCGTAAATGGTTTGGCGTTCAGGGTCACGCATTTGGTACCCTAAGTTTTGTTCCAGGAGCAATGTTCACTGGGTCGTTAATTTCTGGGTTTACATCCAATATCTGCCACCAGTAATCGGGGCTACCCAAAAATTTGTTAGAAACATTATCTAAACGGTCACCTTGCACCCACTCGTAAATAAAAAACGAAGAAGAATACGAAGGCCATTGACGAAACACTGTAATGTGGTATTCATTTTTGCGAGCATCCCAAGCTTTAAAAACAGGGCCATCCGCATACCGACTATCAAGATAAATTGCCATAATTATCCTTACTTCACCACAGTTGTTGCTGACGTTTGAGCAGCACCAAAAACATCAGAAGAGCTAAGACCAGCAGTTGTACTGCTGGTAGATACGGTAGTAAACATTTCTGGCCCATCAAAATACCTTGTACAAGTTATGTTGACAGTAGTAATAACGGGAACCATTCGTTCATTAAATACTAAATGCTGTAAATCTAAAGAAGAAACACGAACCAAATAGCGTAATCCATCTCCAAGATGCAATTCGACTGGAATTGGTTGTAACCAACCTTTATCCGCTGTATTGCCATTTAAAGTAGATTTGTATTGACTGCTGTAACCACCTGTTGTTCTAAACAAGTACTCCATGTCATACATAGTTCCACGTTTGTAGATTTGCTTGAGTTCTTCAACATCTACATCAGAAGGGTAAGGCGATGTAGGTATAGGGGCAGCAGTTACTCCTGGAAGGCTGTCGTATAGAGATATTGCTGAAGCTGTTTCTTGAGATAAAAAGTCTGATGGATTTTTAAATCCATTAGCATTAATATACGCCATGTCTCCAATACGGTTAAACATAAGAGAAAAAGTAATAGCGCTTTTCATCAAACCAACGCTTACGTTTTGCGCCTTATCTAACCCCATGGATTCAAATTGTGGAGAGAAGCTGTCAACAATTCCCCATGCCATAGACACAGAAGTAGGGTTATACAGAAATCGCAAACCGTAAGGATTTGGGTCGTAAATTTGGCTACTGGTACTTCCAGGAGCATTTGAGTTGGTTGGCTTTGGAGCAATGTCTGCAAAGTGTTTGCTCATACGGATAACGCCTTTTGCAGTTTTGCCATCTGACCACGGAGCAATTGAGCTGTCAAACTGAGGGCTAGTAATTAAGCCAGGAACACCTAACATTTGCGACTGGATTCCCTTACCTAGATAGGCAGAAGTTACCATCGGAGCGTTGTATTTATAGGTTATGGTAGAACCAGCACCGTTATCAGCTTTGCTGGCTCCTCCTCCTTTAGGAGAGGCGTTGCTACTAGCAGGTGGGGCAAAGATTTTTCCAGCAGCAAGTTCTTTGTTTAAGTGATTAATAGTATCTTGAATAGACCCCACAGTTACTGCTTGAGCATCATACTCTTTTTTGTAATACAAATAAGAGTTGTTATCTTGAGTGTATTGAGCATTTAGTTTTGCAATCTGTGCATCTCGTGCACTTGATTGCGGTTGCTTTAACAGCTGTGATATAGCAGCTTTGTCTGCAGCAGCCGCTTTATTTGCGTTAATCATGGCAGTATTAATAGAAGCTAATCTATCTTGAGCTTTAGTCAAGCTTTTTTGTTGAGAGGCTAAACTTGCAGTGATAGCGTCCTTCACACCCTGTGTTGCAGCAATTTGCTGTGCTATTTGTAGTGGGTCTTTTCCTTTAAGAGTGCCTTGAGGAGAAGTCTTAGGGTACTTAGGTGCAGCCATGGTTATCTACTTCCGCTCATAGTAATAGCCTGTTTATTTTCAATAATGCTTTGAATTTTGTTTGCAAGACGAACAGCTTCTTCATCAGATGCATTTTGAATAGTGATTGGCATGTTAAAGTGGTTAATTGTACTTCCCGCATTTGTGGAAGGCATAGAAGCTCCATAGCCACTTGCGCCGCCACCTGCTCCTGTAATGTGGGTTCCCCATGGAGAATGGTTTACTGCCTTTAGTACTCCAGCAGTATCATTGCCCTTCGACAACGCAGCAAGAATGTTTCCGTAACGACCATTATTGATGGTGTCTATAGTTGCTTGAAATCCCTGGTCCCAGCTCTTGTAAGACTTAACTCCCACACTATTCATATTGGTAGCACCCGCTGCTGGCTGTGTTGTGTTTAGAGGGTTGTAGTGAGCAGTGTTATGCCACTGTCCGCCTTCATACGCCATCCAGGTTGTCATGGCTTGAACGTTAGCTGTAGTTACAGGCTTTCCTAGTTTTTGAAGAAATGTTTTTGCCCAATCTTGCTCACTACCCGTTCCCAAAATAGTTCCTGAAACAACTGCCGTACTTCCAGACACAATGCCAATAGAGTTGTTACTTCCTAAATATGTTTTAGGGTCTACTGGATTGTTTTTTCCTTTACGAACTTCGTAGTGAAGGTGTGGTCCGCTAACGTTTCCTGTAGAGCCAGATTTTCCAATAGATTGACCAGCGGCAACAGTGTCCCCTACCTGCACAGACTTGGCGCTTAAGTGTGCATAAATACTCTGATAGCCATCTTCTTGTTGAATCTGTACGTAAATTCCATAATCTTTTCCAAGACCTTCATCAATCACTGTTCCAGCACGAACAGCTATGATGTTTGTTCCTTCAGGAACAGGATAATCTAAACCTGTGTGGCTATTGCTGGATGATGTATTCCAAATACCAGAAGCATCTTTAGCACCATAACCGTATGAAGGAGCTACTCCAGGAACTGGAGAGGTAGGCATAGAGGTTGTTCCTGTAGAACTTCCGCCACCATGTGGACCGAATGAAGCTCCAAAACCTGAGCTTGCTCCACCGTTAAAGAACCCTGCAATTCCTCCAGCAACAGCGCCAATAGCGGCGCCAATTGGTGCGGACGCTCCAAATGTAAATGGAGCTAAAGCTGAACCTATACCTAAACCAATACCAGCTCCCGCAGTTGCTCCAAGGCCAATTCCCGTAAGTTTAGATGCCGTTTGGCTATGAACTCCTACGCTATTAAGAACTTTTGTATTAGTTTGAGATACTTGTCGTCCAGCCAATGTTCCGCCAAGACCAGCAACTCCAGCCGTTGCTCCTAAGCCCATTCCAGCAGCTGCGGCTGTTGCTCCAGTAACTCCTCCTTCAACTCCCAGCATTCCCCCCAATGCACTGCCGCCAGTTCCACTCAACAAGCTAATGGCTCTCAAGGCAACAACAGCATCAAGAATAGACTTGATACCAGCGGTTAAGGCAGCGCTAAAAGAAGCAATTCCTGAACCTATGTTAGAACCCGCAATTCCTTGCAGCTCTCCTTTTAAAGTAAAGAATGCATCTGGAAGACCCGCCATAGCTTTGTTAAGGTTTGTTACGACAGTAGCTGCCTTGGCAAATCCATCAAGCATTGGTTGTTCTGCACGTAGCTGCAAACTTGTTTGCGACGCTGTAATTTGCTGAGATGCCGCTGCTGGGTTTGCTGCACCCGACTGTGATGCTAGGTCAGGGTTTTGACCAGACGCAATCATCTTAAACTGTTGAGCTAAGATTTGCTGTTGGTCAGATGAGAACCCCATGTTTTGCAAAGATGCGCCCGCAGTTCCGTACTGCAAGTTTGCAGACACTTGAGCTGCACTTAGCTTTTGATTTCCAAAGAAATACTTGTACAAGTCTGTAGCAATTGCGCCCTGTGAGCGAGGATTGCCTTTAGCGTCAAACTGAGCAATACCGTACTGATACAGATTGGCTCCCATAGAGCCTGTTTGAAATCCACCAATGGCTTGAGCAGCGGTGGCGTTGTTCATATTCAGGTAGCGAGCAGCACCACCTACTTCACTCATTGTCTGCAGGTAGGCGTTGCTTCCAGCAGAGTAGTTGTATCCTTGAGTAAGCTGTGCTGCAGCTGCAGCCATGTCTGTAGGACTGGTAACTCCTCGACCGAAGCTGCCATTCATGGCATTCATGGTTGAACGTTCTAACGTACTACGGTTTACTCCAGTTGTAATGGCAGCGCCATAAAACCCAGCAGCAGTAGAGGTAACTGTTCCCAAGTCTGGAGCAGCGGCGTACATGCCTGCGGGAAATGCCGCAAGAACAGAGCCAGCTCCAAGAGCCGCAGTACCGTATGCCTGACCCTTGGTCATTGTAGGCATTGTTGGCATGCGTGGAACGCTTGCGTTTGCCTGTTGTGCTGCAGATGTTGCTAACGCACCCTGAAGTTTGTTGCCTTCTGTTCCAGCAGTGGGGATGCTTGCACCATCAGTACCCAGCCCCATCGTGGTTCCACGACCAAGTTGCATTTGACCAAATGAAGAGACAACGCCCTTCATGCGTCCAAGAGCCTTGGAACCTACGGTATCGATTTTCTCCAGAAGAGTTTCGATACTTTGCAGTTCACCTTTGGCGCCGCCCAGGAGTTTAGACAGGCCTTTGATGCTGCTGGAAAAATCAGCCATCTGCTGACACACTCCTTCCGTACTGCGCCTTGGCTAGTTCTAGCCAGTTCTCACGCTCTCGTGGTGACATTTGCTTAATCTCGGTTAACGTCCATCCGCTATGTAAGTCTGAAATGGCTGCCCATTCCGCAAAGAGTCTTACATAGGATGCTAAGTTAGAGGCGAAACAGATTTCCCAAATTAATGGAAACTGTTACCTCACTTTCGCAATCAGGACACGTAACGGTTAAATCATCAAATTGTGGTCCAGGGGCTCGGTTGTTAATCTCTTCTACAATCAACTTGCGGTCCGCAATTCCCAAGTTTTGTACCTGCATCTTGCTGTAAACAGGATTGCCGTTAATTTTGGTAACAGAGTTCTCTAGCAAAAGGGTATTAAGTTCTGGGACTGTTTTATCCGCATTGTTAATGAGTTCTTTTTGAGTGACTCCTGTAGGAAGCTGAACAGTGATTTCGCCAACCTTGCCTTGAACCGTAAAGACACGGTCGTTGATAGGGTCAGCAAGCACTTTGGTTTTGATGTCAGTATTGACATCAACTTCTACAGTCTTCGCTTCACCGCATCCCTGGCAAAAGATAGCCAAGTCAGTGGTGCTTCCAAAAGTAGTCTTGAGAATACCCAAGAGCAAAGCATCACGGTCTCCCGCAAGCATGCTGTCAAGAATCTTCTCTGTCACCTTTTGGTCTCCAACCTTGATGGTTCCTCGTTGAAGCATGGTCAAGAAAGCTTTGCCAATGTTGTTGGTCTTAGCAATTGCTTCTTCATCAGCTCCATTAAGTTCCCGAACCTCAGCGGTGCGGATAAGCTCCCCAGTGGGTGTGATGTACCCACCAGGAAGCTCAACCACGTTATCCAAGGGAGGTTGGATAGTAGGATTAATTTCAGGAAGGTCTTCTTCCTGTGTTGCCTTTTTAAGCAGGTCGTTTGCCAATGCGGGGTTAGCCGCTGCACTAATGGTGTTCGTCATGTTATTCCTTTGTTAGATTAGAATGCTGGTGCGCTTGTAAAGACGGTTGTTCCACTTGAGGTGGAGGTTGTTCCCCAGTTAAGGTCAAAGCCTTCATGGACAAGAGACATCTGCTCTACAAAGAGAGCGTTGTCGCCAGCGTTGAGGTCAGAGTACGCAACAGAGGTAGGCCATGCGTTGTAAACCATAAAACGCATTGCTACTTCGTCTGTACCAACAGACGCAGCTGTTGGGTTTGAAGTAGCGGTTCCACCGTTGAGGACGTCTGCGCCCAATGAGGTGATTGGGTGGTTAAGTACCTGGATTTCGATATCACAACGGAAGTCGCTACCCAAAGCCAAGGTGCTGCCACCAGCTTGTACGGTTGCGAACAGTTGCTTCATCCAATCCCAGTTCTGACGGCTTCCAAGGATGACGCCACGTTGCAACATCAAAGGAGCAAAAGTGGTCTGTCCTGGAATCTGGTGAACTGTGGTGTTGTATCCACCTTCACGGTAAGGAATAGAGTCTGTTGTTACAGCCATTCCTGATACCGAGGTAAAGCCCATAGGGACGGTGGTTACAGACGTGGTTGCAGAACTTGCACTGTCGTGGAAGTTAAAGTTAACCAAGAACCGAAAGTTACGTACTGGGTCTGTGGCTAACGTTGAGCGGTTGTTCTTAATTGTTGCCATGTGTGTATATCTCCCTTAGATTAGTTCAGCGTCTTTTGGCTGAGGTCGATGACGATGAACTCTGCTGGATATTGAAGCGCCACACCAACTTGGATATTGATTTGTCCATTTTGGATAGATGCTGCAGTGTTGTTGGTTCCGTCGCAAACAATGAAGTATGCCTGAGCGCTATTGGCGCCACGCAAACCACCTTGGTTACGGTACTGGTTCAAGAACACGTCGAGAACGGTACGAATGCGTTGCCACAAGATTTCGTCGTTGTTCTCAAAGATAGCAAACTCTGTCAATGACTTGAGCTGCTTCTTGATGTAAATCAAGGAACGGCGCATGTTGACATACTTGTTTGCTGTGCCATCTTGCTTCAAAGTACGAGCGCCCATAACAGAAAGGCCAGCACCTGGAACTTGACGGATAGGGTTAACTGGAGAAGTACCAGAGTTAAGGCTGTCTAGCTCTGCAGACGAGAAAGACTTCTCGGTTGCAATGATTCCCTGCAAAGGCAAGTTAATTCCTGCAGGAGCCTTGAAGACGCCCTTAGTTGCATCTGTACCCAAGTACAAACCAGCAACAGCACCCGATGGGCCAACCTTGCGAAGAGCTTGGTTGCTGCGACCGATTGGGTCAGTAATGTAAAGGTGTGGGAAGTAGACAGCAGCGTTGCTTGATGAAGTCAATCCTGCTGCATAGGTAATTGCGTTTGCAGTGGTTTCATTCTCAGGGGTCTCAACGACAACAAAGCCGTCGTTAGCCTCTGCCCATGAAATAGCTGCCGAGTAGATGCCAGAAACTCCAGAGTTAATGTAAGAGTTGATATTTGGCAAGAAGAGAACAAAAGCACGGTCAAATGAGGTGAACTCCTCAAAGACAGATGTGCTTCCGCCATTGTAAGCGGTGTAGTCTGTAGATGAGATGTTTCCACCGTCAGAACCACCAGTCAATGGATATACAGTAGCAACAGGAACTCCTGATGCTGTTGCACTGATAGTGATGTTAGGGGAAACGATGTTCACAACAGTTGGAGCGTAGTCGCTTGAGGTAGAGTCGTTAAAGACAACGTTTTCATAACGCTCAAGAAGAACGTCATTGGTGACGTCCATAGCGGTGCCTGCAACGCCTTCCTTGTAAACATTGAGAGTGTAGGTGCTGCTGACAGTACCTGTCTCAACAGTGACACGAAGGTTGTTGCCATCAGCTCCACGGTTCTTAGCTGTGATGGTTGCAACAGAAGTGCTTCCTGAAGTCATGAGCTGAATGCTTGCAGCAGCTGCATCGCTGTGAAGGATGCGCTTAACAAAGAGTTCACGTCCACCATTAGAGAAGAACTGAGCTACTCCAAAGGTTGCTGGGAATGCGGCATTGTATCCACCAAAACGAGTGGCGAACTCATACCATGATGTCACACGAGTGACGGCTTCTGGGCCTTGTGCAAAAGGTGCAGCAACGGCGCCAGCAGCATTAGCAATTCCTACCGCTGTAATAGGGGCAGAAAGAAGTGTTTCGGTGATGTACACACCTGGGCGGCTATAAGCCATTTTTTCTCCTTAACTAGTTGGGGTGGGTTCCGAGTTATCTCGTTATAGTGAACGAATCAACGGCTGTAAACGGTGGCTGTGTTTGTCCTTGAACAAACGTGCCTTCCGTGCCTGTAACAACGACTTCGAGCGCCTTATATGCGGACTTGTAAAGTTCGGGCGCAATCTCGCTAGAGACTCGCACCGTGAAAGAGTTTACGAATAAACGCTTTCCTTGTTCTGTGACGTCACGCTTTGCGATGTCCAGAACGTCGATACGACGAATAGTTCCTTGAGAAGTATTGTCGTCGACCTCCAGTACGGCGAACCGCAATGGAATCTTGTTGTACATAATCTGCGCCAATAGCTCACGGTCGTGCCGTGGTTGACGGGCATATGTAGTGATTTGGTAATCGATGTTTACTGGAATAGGCCAGTGGATATACCAATCATTTGTTGCAGAATCATAGCTAGAACCATCAGGCATGGTGTTGGGGTCAGCCATATATACGGGCTTAACCAAACCACGCATAGACCGTTGGATATCTTCAGATATGTCAATCATGTCAATGGTGATGTATGGGTAAGCCTGTTGACGAACTTCTTGGTCAGGTTGACCGAAGTACACGCCCACATTGCGAGTGGCAGTTCCTGATGCATCTGACTTTTGGTCAGTAACGGTCATGCCCTTGAGCAAGTCACGAAGAGCCTTGTCTTCAGAAAGAAGAAATGTCATAGTGACTTCCCTAGGAGTTGGTGCATGCGACCTGTCAAGAAAGACTCTGCCTCATGGGTGCGGTTGGAGAAACGGCGAATAGCAGCTGTTGGCTGTGTGCTAGGAGTGCCATATTCCAGGTCCGCTACTTGTGCAGAATGGCCTGGATGGGAATGCACATGGAATGAGTCGCCATCATAGGAGACTCGCATGCGACGAGTAATCTCATGGGGCCAACCCGATGCACGGGTTTCAGAACGAAGATGGGCTCCCAGGACTCTGGTTGTATCTAGGCTTGCTTGATGCAGGGCGCTGTGTATGTGCTTAAGTTTGCTCACTTACGCTTACCCTTCGAAGCAACTTTACCGCCTATATAACCAGCGACTAGCATTGCGACGATGGGTTGTTTTTCTTTAGGGCGAAAGCCGAAGACACCACGAACAAATTCTTCTCGTTCGTTCTTGTCATTCATTTCCGCAACTTCTTCATACCAAGGCTTGTGAGCCATGAGCAAACCCCTTTATCGCAACCTGTGGGAACAGTAGACGGGCTCCGCAGCGGAGTTCCGTTATCGATAAGGATACGTATTTATGAAAGCATTTACAGGGTTAAATTACCTATAAGATTTATTAGACCAAGCATTTTTTCGATACCATCCTTTAAGGACGCTATCTCTTTCTCTAATTTTTTTCATGTACCTTCCCCCCAAATCGTCCGTAACAGTCGACTTCCAATCATCCCTTTTAAAAGGGATTACCTGCACTATTGGAGTTCCTTTTGGGATTATTCCTTTAAAACCCTGCTTTAAGACAAATGGATGGTTTCCAGCTTCCCCCCACTTATCTGTGTCAATTACTCCCCCAAAGGTGTAGAAAGGCAAATCAATTCTGTTTAAAGGGTGAATAAACTGGCAGCTGTACCCTTGAGGAGTTATAACAGACCATTGGGGCATCCAACTAAACGTTAGTGGGTCGTACCCATTCATTTGAGGAATATAGCTTTCCACTGTTGGTCGGGCTCTAACAGGGTCAGGAATAGTAGGACCCCAGGTCAACCTAGGGGTTCCATTGTCTAGTCGGCGAACCTGGATGTCGCAAGGCAAAGTCATCACATAGCCAGAAGTGTGAGCTTCTAAAAATGGTAAACAATTTTTTATAGTTAAATTAGATGAACCACCTTCATAAATAAAGGTTGTTTGTCCATCTGTGTATTTTGGCATCTGGCGTACCCAGTCAGGGATGTTTCCTGACGTCCCCGTAGATGGAGCAGGGGAGTAGCTGGGTACGTCATTTGCTACAGGGTAGAACTGAATAGACTTACTTTTTTCCTTTAATTTTTTTAGCAAGTTTTTCGTCCAATTCTGTATCCCGTTTTCTGGACATAGGTTTCTTGTCCATTTTTTTATCTGCTTTTTTAAACTCTACCATCTGCTTTGGGGTCATGTTCTTCATGACCTTAGCATCTTGAGCAGCATCCGACATCTTTTTAGCCATTACATGCCCTTCTTTCGGTTAGTAATAACCTTTGGGTTCTTGGCTGTTGACATCTTCTTGCCTTTGCGAAGAGCAGCAAAATCTGCGGAGTCAATCTTCTTTGGATTACCGCCCATAGCGGCAATCTTCTTTTGCTTAGGGGAAAGCTCTTTAGCCATTACTTGCCCTTTTTGGTTGAAGGCTTCTTGGTAGAAGGCTTCTTCTTGCAGGCGCCCTTGCAATTAGGCTTTGAGCAACCGCATCCACATGCTTTGCACATGTTATTTTCCTTTCGATTGGCGAGACGCCCAGATGTTATCTACGGCGTTCGGATATGGACGACCCGCTTTTTCAGCACGGGCTTTAGCCGCTGCCTTCTGTCCAGAAGACAGAGGAGTGGATTTCTTTTTGGGATTCTTTTTCTCCCAGACTGGCTTACTTGCCACTTTTGTTCTTCTTAGAAATAGCGGCTGCTTTCTTCTTAGCGTCAGCCTTAGATGATGCGCCCCATGCTTGCAGGGACAATAAAAGGCGAGTTGGTTCGCCATTAGGCTTGCGCTCTGGACCTGGCATGTTACCCATGCGAGCTAGGAAAGATGCACGACGAGGATTGTCGCCCTTCTTAACAGGAGGCTTTAGGTTATGTCCTTCTGCCTTTGCAGATGCACGACCCTTGGCATTGAGACCGCCTTTAGGGTTCTTACCCTCTTTGCGTTGCCATGCTGGTGACTCTGCCATTTACTTCTTCTTGCCCTTTTGTGCCATCTTTTCCATCTTTTTAACGCCGTACTTCTTCATGCCAGCAGCCGCTGCAACTGCAGCAGGGTTTTTGGCACCAGACTTCTTTGCCTCTTCTTCAACTTTCTTGAAGCGGGCTCCTGAACCTAACTTTGCTTTAGCCATTCTTCTTATGCCAATCTTTAGTGGCCTTTACGCCTTGGTCGATGGTCTTGACTTTACCTTTAGTCTTTTTGGTCAAGTCAATCTTGTCGTACTTGCCCTTATTACCTGCATGGTCAACAATCACATCGCCCTTTTTGTTCTTCTTGATTGTGTGGCCTTCGCCTTTAATCTTAATAGTTTTTGCCATTACTTTGCCTTTGGTGTCATGGGCTTATTTTCTTTAGAATGCTTTTCCTTAAGCCGTGCCAGTTCCGCTTCATGCTTCTTTCGCATAGCCTCAACCTCTAGCTTTTGAGAAGCAGATTGCTTCTTGTTCATAGCGGCAAGACCTCCTCCATTAGGATACGGAACTGGTGCGGGCTTAAGTCTGGTAAACATTACTTCTTTTTAGAAGCCTTACGAGCCTCAGAAAGAGCGATGGCTGTAGCCTGCTTCTTTGATTTCACAACGGGACCAGTCTTTGAGCCAGAATGAAGTTTTCCTTCTTTGTATTCCTTCATTACCTTTTCGACCTTGCCTTTGCTTACAGGAGCAGCTTTCTTAGCCATTGTTTAGCCTTTCTTATTCAGCGTCGTCTTCGTCATCTTCGTCGTCAAAGTCTTCGTCATCGAAGTCTTCGTCATCGAAATCATCGTCTGAGTCATCATCTGAATCGTCATCTGAGTCAGTTGAATCATCTGCAGGAGCAGCTGAATCGTCAGCTGGAGCTGCGTCAGTTGTTGCGTCTGCTGGAGCAGCAGCAGCTGGTGCTGTTGCGTCTGCAGCAGGAGCTGCGGCATCTGCTGGAGCAGCTACTGGAGCGGTTGTTGCGTCTGCAGCTGGTGCTGTTGCATCTGCAGCAGGAGCGGTTGTTGCGTCTGTGGTCACAGCTGCTGTTGTATCAGCAGGTGATACTGGAGTTACGTCTGACATGTGGTGCCTTTCAATAGGGGGTTGGGTGTACTAACAATACATTACTGAACAAAAGATTGGAACTGAACGTCGTTAACCATTTCCTCAGAATTGACCTGGTTGCAGTCAATGGTAAAGACGGCGTAGTTGTCTGCATACCGTCCACGTGTAAGTACACGAGTAGGGATGAAGATTTCGCCCTGAAATTCTATACGGTCTTTAATGTGGTTTGATGGATTTCCCACCATAGATGGAAGGAGTCGCTGGACGTCCACCACAGGGATAACTAAACGCAAGGTGTCCGTCACGTAAAATCCACGCTCATTCATGATGTTGGTGGAGCGTAGGAGTTGAGCCATGACGACAGGCATTTCAAAGGGGTCTTTCCAACGGCGACCCTGACCAACGGTCTGATTGGAAACGTCGTAGATATCGTCAAGGACAATGTCGGGATTATTGGTGAAATAGTCCTGGTCCCACACATACCAGTTGACGGTGGTTCCTACAGGCGCACGCAACTCATCGACGATTCCCTCGTCGATAGATTGGTGCTCAAACTCTACTTTGAAGCGACCCTGTACTTGTGTGCCACGCATGACAGCAATTGTCCCGCACAGGGTCTAGAAAATCAGGTCTATTATTCCTTGTAGTTTGACCAGAACAGCTCGTAGTAATTGACGTCAAAGTCAAAGCGCTTCATATGCTTGACAAGGGCGCCCGTGTGAGCGTGAACAGGAATACCAGCCGCCTTTGCCTTGCGGAAGAAGACGATATCTTCGCTGACGTACTCTCTTCCCAGACCTTCTTTCTCTGCAAAGAGAGACTCATTAGGAAATTCCTTACGCATTTTCTCAACCACTGACTTGTGCATGAGAACAAGACCAAAGCCAGCGCAGTCTACCTTGATGACTTCGTTGACAGGCAGAGGATGGATGTGCTGGATGGTGTGCTCGTCAATGTCGTTGAAGATGACAGGCAGTGGAAACTTTAGGGTTCCCTCATCTTGCTTGGAGACAAAGTAGATGCCCGAGACGATTGGGCGCAAGACAGGATGGGCTGTCTCCCATAGCTTTTGGAGCACGTCAGCAGTTAGAGCAATGTCGCTATCTACCCAAAGAATCCAGTCGGTTTTGAGTTGGTCGTACCATCCGTCAATGAGCACCTGGCGCTGGCGACCAATCTGATTGCCGTGCACACGGACGCTGTGAGTGACGTTGATGCCCATCTTAGGTGCCTCAAGGATGGTGTAGACAAGTCCCTGCGTAAATTTGCCATCGGTCATGCCGTTGTCGCACCAACCAATAGTCAGTGTGTCTTTTTTAGATGCCATTATTTGTACTCCTTTTTATGCCATAAGTTATTTTTGTAAAAACCACGTCCTTTTAAGACGGATTTGTTTCTAAACTTTTGTCCGTCTATAAACACCGATTTTGTTTCTTTAGCTTCCCATGATTCTCTCTTAAAAGGGACCACTTGCATAATAGGAGTTCCCATAGGAATGACTCCTTCAAAGCCTTCTTTTAAAAAGAAGGGGACATTTCCTGGACCAAAAACAGAGTCCGCATCGATTACAGCACTACCAGTAACAAAAGGCAAATCAAACCTATTTAATGGATGGATAGCGAGGATGCTATAGCCTTTTGGCACACGAATCCAAGTTTGGTGATACCAAAGGAACTCAATAGGAGAGCAACCATGAGGTATAGGCATTGTAGAGCTTTCATTTCGCTCTCTAACATCTACCGCTTTTAAGTCCCCTCTTCTCCAAGTAATTATGGGGTTACCGTTTATTTGCTCTACTGCAATATCTAGATGCAAAGGTATTTGGTATCCCGTTAAGAAAGAGTCTAAAAATGGCATACAAGCCTTCATACCATCGGTTACAGGCAGCCTTTTTATAGGCTTTAGCGGAGCAGCGCCTTTATACCATTCAGGAATGTTACTTGTACCAGAAGTTATGTTTGGAAATGCTTCTTCTGTGGTGTAAAACTCAAACTTATTTATAGACATTACTTATACTCTTTTAGTTGTCTAAACTTGTTTTTGTATGAATCAAAGATAGATGTTCTAAGCCTAATTGTTGTTTCTTTTTGATGCTCTAAGTCTTCTTCTGTACCTATTTTCATAGACCATGCGTCCCTTTTAACAGGAATAATCTGTGCCATTGGGGTTCCCGCAGGAATCATTCCTTCAAACTTAGGGTCGTTAAGTACAAATGGGAAGTTAACTGGTGAATCATACTCATCCGTGTCAACAATACCAGGAAGTATAGTAAATACAGACTCTCTGTGCATAGGTTGTATAAACAGTGTGGAGTACCCTTTTGGGGTTTTAACTGACCAAGGGTTTATCCATTTGGGATAAGAGTTCGGAGTTCCATTCCTGTTTGGATGATTAGGGGCTTGTTCTACTGGATGAAATTGTATAGGGCCAAAAGAAGGCCACTCGTAATGAGCTTGCGTTGTAGGCATCCCTTTTTCTTCCACTTCTTCTTTTGAAAGAAATCTGCTTTCCTTAGTTTTTTCAAAGTGCTCTTTGTCCACATAGTCTATAGGAACTTGTTTAATATAAACATCAGCATAAGTGTGCAAAATATAACCGTTACTTATAGCATCAAACACTGGCATGCAACGTTTAATCGTCGCTGTAGTCATCCCATTTCCATCAGGAATCTTTCCTTTAGCCATGTACGAGTCCATATTCTTATACCAATCTGGTATGGATGAAGAAGCTGGTTTAGGAAAAAACTCTTTAGGAATTCCCATAACATCTGTAAAAGTAATGTTCACTTGTACTCCTTTTTGTTCCACCAAAACTTTTTATATCGGTCAAAGAAAACACGATTAAACCTTTTAACGTCCATAAGAAACTTATCGACGTGCTTTTTAGTCCCCAAAACAGATACCCAACTTTCTCGTTTAAAGGGGATTAC